CACCGCATAGGTAAGCCGTTTTTTAGCTGTCTGTAGTAACCGCGTAGTAACTGATTTACATTAATTTGAGAATTGCCGCCCTAAGTGCCTTTTCGTCCTGGTGAATATACGTGTTCGCTGTCATCTCATAATCTTCATGCCCTGCCAAAGCTTGGATATCTTCCGTTCTCGCTCCGGCAGCAGCCAGACGTGTCGCGAAGGTGTGTCGAGTAGCGTGAGGGCTTAACTTTCTCACACCGATAGTCTCAAGAGCTGGATAATAGCACTGTTTTCTAAAATGGTCAGCGGTCATTGGTTTACCATTTTCATCACATATTATAGTTTCGCCGGTTAGTGCTAACCACGCAGTCAAGAGTGATTCTATTTTGGGATGAACCGGCACAAGTCTATCAGTTCCGGCTTCTGTTTTTTTACCGCCTGTAAGCGTGTTGTGGTCGGCGTTGTAGCTAAAGGGCGTTAACTCTAAAAATTCCGAAATGCGAAAACCTGTGTAGCACATCATAAAAATTGTGTCTGCCCATGGTGTAGTTCCGATGGCCTTCTCGATTTTTTGTAGCTCTAGTTCGGTAAAGCAATTCTTCTTGATTTTTACAGTTTTTCGCAGCACTAAAAAGGATGCATAATTTTTGGTAACGATATCATTTTCGGCAGCGTAATCAAATAATTGAGTGAGTAAGGCTTTAATTTTTTGGAGCGTGCTGTCTGACATAGGCGGGCTGATTATTGGCTTATCGTCTATACTGTAAAGTGGTTCACCTTTACTACTTAATTTTGGGCGTTCGTGAGCGTAATAATCTATTATCTTTTGCATTTGCCCAGTTCGCAGTTCTCTAAATTTTATATCATAAATTGTGGTTAGTTTTTGCCAACACGCATTATAATTATCCTGTGTTTGTTTTGAGATATTGCGGTATGCTATTTCTTTCCACTCAGCAAAAAGCTCCGTGAGAGTGATATTTAACTTGGTTGTCGGATTACGACGGTAATCATCAAGAGCGTCTTTAGCCTCCTGAGCCGTTGCATAACGTCCTATAATTTGAGCCGGTAAATTATCCTTTGCAGGGGTTGCAGCAACCCATGGGCGACGCTTTAAGTCGTCACGTTTATACACAGAACCTGTTCCATTTTCTCGCTTTATTTCACGCCGTTTTCTAACTGCTTTTTTCTGATTCTGCCCACACAGGGGGCAAAACTTAGAATCTGGCTGAATATCGTGGGAGCATTTAGTGCACGTGGGCATTGTTTTCACATCCTTTGGTTTTGCCCCTCACTGTAATGGTGAGGGGCGCTTTGCTTATTCAGCGCTCGATTCCACCGAGCAAGCCAAACAAAGTAGTACTAAGGCAGAAAAGAGAAGTATGGCGCCGATTACACATTTTACTGTTTTCATTTCTAACACTCCCTTATATGTATTTTACCCTTTCGGGAAAACGCTCACAATTTTTCCACCATCAGCGATTATGCTCATGACTTTTAATACATTGCGCGGAATATCGCCTCGTAAATCCCGACCAATCCAGCATATTTTTGTTAAATCGGGATCGGCGTTGTTAGCCGCTTCTAATAATTCGACTGGAAGGTAGCTCTCAAAATCTCCATTTTGGGCATGCTCAACTTCATGTTTTATAGCTCGTCTTTTTCTCCAGTCAGACAAATCCTCGTTTATATAAATATTAAAAATCCCGTCTGGGTCAACCTTAATAAATCCTTCGTATGTCATAGACATTTTAATTTCTCTTACAATAGCGTCAATCATCATTTTTATCCCCGAAGAGTGCATCCATTATTTTGTTCATTTGCTTAAGTTGTTCTAAATTGGCTTTGCTTGACTTACTCGCTAATACTTTACGTTCATTAAGGAGCTGGCGGGCAGCTTCGTCTATGACAAAATTATTATTATTGGGAGATATATCGTATTTTTCTTCTATTAAGCCAGATTTTTGGATATTAAAATAATTTGCAAGTAATTCGATTTTATCTATTCTCGGATATACGTTTCCTTTTTCCCAATCAGTAAAAGTGGTGTATGGAATTTTTAATGATTCACAAATTTCATTTCTTCCTTTATTGTTGATAGTCATATAATGTTTTAAGTTTCTTGAAAATACTTCTTTATTGCCTAAATTACTCATTTTATTACCCCTTTTCGTTGTAATTCTATTATAAATCAATTACGGAAATAAAGCAATAGAAATTACGAAAAAACCGTTGACTTTACGGTTTAACCGTGGTAAACTATAGTCATACAATAGCAAAGGAGGTTAAAATATATGACAATCACTCTTAAAGCAGCGCGAGTTAATAAAAAGCTTACACAGCAGAAAGCGGCATTATTGCTGGGGATTAGTGTAGATACGCTTAGTAATTATGAGCGGGGCAAGCGTTTTCCAGATGTCCCGATAATTAAAAAAATTGAAAATCTATATGAAACCAGTTATGACAGCATTATTTTTTTGCCGTAGAATTACGGTTTAACCGTAACAGCATACATAAAGAAAAGCCCGCCAAGCACGGCGCAGTAAGAAATAAGAAAGGAAGTGAAAAAGAAATGTTCGGTAGAAAGAAAAATAAAGAGCTTGAAAAAAGAGTGGCCGCACTTGAGGGACAAGCTCAAGAGCAGCCAGATGACCCTTTCGAATCGGTGAGAAAACGGGCATTGACCAAATATCAGTCTTCGCACGAATTGACCCATTCGTGATATTGCTCCAACAAGTTAAGCGCAACACCATAACTCATAGCGCTTAGAAATTCCTTTTGCTTTTCTGTGACCGGAAAATCAGACAATGAAAACAACGCGCCATCTTTTATGTCTTCTGTGTTATGCAATTTTAAAAATTCGCTAAAATCTCTTTTCATACGCAAGCCCTCCTTTCGCCACCAGTTTACGCTGAAAGGATGAATTTTACAACTCAAAATGGCAATAAAATATACCACCAAGCACGGTGACAAAAATTAGAAGAAAGCGAGGTGCCGTAATGGATAACTCACTAATAGATGTTAAAGCCGCCGCTAAAATAATGGGCGTAGATTTTCAAACTTTGCAAATGGCATTAAAAGCACGACTATATCCGTTTGGTGAAGCGGTACCCTGCAAAAAGCGTTACCGGTATATAATCGTTCGGGCCCGCTTCGAAGCTTACATGGCGGCGCGGGATATGCTGCCGGGAAGAATGATTTAGGACAAGCTGAAAGGAAATTAAAATGGAAAAGTGCAAAAAAGAAGTACTCCCTACTGTAAAAGAAGTACTTGAAACAAGCGACAAGTCAACAGTGGAAATTCTAACTGCATCCGGCAAGTGGGTTCTGATTGGTGAATACGAGAAACGTGATGATAGAAACGATGGATATAGAATGTACTCTTTGGGACGCATAAATTAAAATCTTTTTATTCCTTCGTACTCAGTTGGTGTTCTTCCTAAACTGTACATTAACGAGGTAAAAGTCCTGTCATTTATGTATTCATAATTTACATAAGTATCAATAATTGTCCAATGCCCGTTTATCATTTCGTTTACTTCGTCAACGTCGTTCGTTTCTTTTACTTCAACAAATTCGCTTAAATCAACAGCCATATTTGCCACCTCCCCTCGACACCATATTACATCAATGTATAAAAATTTACAAGAAAGAAGTTTAGGACAACCCTAAAAATGAAAAGAGGTAAAGAAATTGAAAGTTGAACATGAAGAATCTTGTTACCCTTGCATTTGCAACCTATGTGTAAACGACCACACGAACGATGATATTCACGAAAAGGCTTGTTGCGAGGAGCACTTTCCAATGCGACGTATTCCGTGGGAATGTGACGGAGCTGGAAAGCTTAAATCCTGCCCCGACTTCGCACCAGAAACCGAAGAAACTATTGAAACAAATTGGTATACGGAAATGCCAGAAGAGGAACGGCAAAAGTTAGATTCCGAATCTAATTACGGATGTTGGTAATAGAAAGGATGATAAAAATGTTAAAAGACCACACAAACATGGCTGACATACCCTATGAAAGGGCGAAATTCCAAGAAAAGCTTTTTGGATTTCTTGAAGAACTCGGCGCCGTTCCTGGTGATAAATTTGAACCGATGAATGTTAAAAAACTGCCGCGTGTTGTACCCAATGAACTTATTGAAGCAGTCCACGATAGAATAGATGAACTCCATAAGAAACATCCAGATTCTTATTACGCCGATGGATTTGAAGATTGTTTAGACATGCTGGGGATTGGAGGGACAAGCTCATGCTAAAACCATTTTCCAACATGGCAGATATGCCATACATAAACTTGCCAGTTGAAAAGCTCATACCAGGGCGCATGGTGCTGTTAACAAATGGCGTTTTCAGTGAGTTTGGATATCTGCTCGATGGCAAATATTACAACCAGTTTCATGAGGCGATTGTTTGGAGACCGTGCGAGTTCAGGTGGATTACGGATAATGAAGCTGGAGTTTTGGAAGGGGACAAGTGAGGTGTATATATCATTCGTGGACATTCAAGCAGAGTTTAAACAGCCGATTGAATATAAAATACTAACCGCAATTAATGCTATAGCGAGTGGATTTGGAGTATCAACGCATAAAACGGCTATTGCATTTAGTGGCGGTAAAGACAGCACAGTTTTATGGCATATAATTCGCAAATACTTTCCTGAAAAATCCCCTGAAATCATCTTTGGAAATACTGGTGTTGAATATCCTGAAAGTCTAAAATTTGCCCGTGAAATAGGCAAGGAATGGGGCGACGAGCACTTCCACGAAACACAGCTTAGCCGCACCGAACAGGATGGCCTAAAATATCAAGCCCAGCGTGAAGTCCTCGAATGGCTGATAAAAGAGGACAGAATTTCAGAGGTGCTAAAAGAGGATGGCAAACTAAAAAACACTCACTCATTTGAGAAAACTGCAACACCCCAAATGTGGGAGGATTTTAGGAAACGAAAACTTGTTTGGCCTGCTGGAACGATAATGTCTTATTGGTGGTGTGCAGATCAGTACGGTTTCCCGATTTTAGGCAAGGCGGCCTCAAAGCTTGACGCAAGGAGAATTAATATTGACTGTTTTTTAAAGTTTTCAGAGAGTGCAAGCGATAAAGAGGAACTTTTAAAATATTACGACATTTTAAAAGAGTGCAAATTTTCACAGCATTGCTGCAAATTAATAAAAAAAGAACCGTCTGAAAAATTACAGGCCGAGCTTGACATTGACGTAATTTTTAAAGGTTTAATGGCATCCGAAAGCAGAACACGAAAAATCAATTTCGCAACGCGAGGATATTTGTTTAAATCGCACAGACCGCATTTAGGAGACGACCCTTTTTACCATTGCAACCCGTTACAGATATGGACAGATGAAGATATTTGGGAATACATACATAAATATGATGTGCCATATTCGAAACTTTATGATGTCGGTTATATCGACAACAAGGGCGTTGAACACAAAATGCAGCGAAATGGTTGTATGGGCTGCGCAACAGATATTTTGTATAAAAATAATCATCAACAAATGTTACGGCATACGCACCATACGCAGTGGAAGGCTCTCATGGATTACGGCATGGCAGAAGAATTGAGAAAACTCTACAAGACAAGAAGTAAAGGAATTCCCACTATTTTAGATGTATTCGACAGCACGGACGCACTCCTCGAAAATCGTCAATGCGCGTTTGATGATATGGATAGTCTGGTTGACGCCGAAGATGTAAAAGAAGAATACGACCCAGAAGATTAAAAACGAAAGGAGCTATCTAAATGCAAATCGCTATAATCCTACTATTCTGCACCATCTTCCCCCTGTACCTCGTAGCGTGCTGCCTGATCTATCAATTATCAATGAGGCTAATATTACGCGTAAACAAAAAGCCCGTCCGCGTTAGAGCGCGAGCGAGCCGGTAGAAAAATATTTATACCGCTATTATACAGCGGATTGAAAGGAAATGTCAATATGAAAACAAGCAAAATAAAAATTACCAACATACTCGGTGTGAAAGAAATTGAGCTAAACGGTTCGAATTATGAGCTTACTGGGAAAAAGGGAGCTGGCAAAACTTCAATAATCGAGGCGATTCGATACGCTTTTAAGAATGACAGCGAAAAGGAGTGGCTTGTCCGTACAGGCGAAACAGAGGGCGAAATTCTGATTGAAACAGATACAGGCTTATCGATTGACAGAAAAAAACGCACTACACAGGCAGATTATAAGTCAATCAAAGAAAACGGTAAATCTGTTTCAAGCCCTGAAAATTTTCTACAAAATATATTTACACCTCTGCAACTCAACCCGATTGAATTTACCAAAATGACAAGGCAAGAAAAAAATCGTACATTACTTGATCTGATTGTGTTTGAATGGGATTTGAATTGGATAAAAGAGAAGTTTGGAGAAATTCCACAAGGGGTTAATTATTCTCAAAACATCTTGCAAGTTTTGAACGATATTCAAGCCGAATCGGGAGAATATTACAAAACAAGACAACTTATAAACTCTGAATTGCTGCACGGTACTAAAACCGTTAAAGATATTGCGGACACCATTCCGGCAGGCTATCAAATAGATAAATGGGAGCAATATCAGACCGCCCCTAAGTATGACGAGTTGTCTAAAATAAAGGTTATAAACGGTCAAATAGAACGTGCCAAACTGTTTAAGGAAAGCTACGATAACAAAATCCGTGGTTATCAAGCTGAATTAGAGATAGCTATTTCTGCCGAAGAAAAACAAATAAATGCAGAGAGAATAAGTCTAACAAATACCATTGAACGGCTCAAAGCGGAAATTATAGCCGCAGAAGATAAACTTAAAACACTTGACGGGAAACTTACCGATAAAAAGGCACTTGTACAAGCTAAATATAACGAGCAGGTTGCAATACTTGAAACGGACATACAGACCGCAAACAAATACATATCAAAGCCGTTGCAAGACACCACGGCGCTCCAAGATGGGATTAACACAGCAGAGGCAATGAAACTACATCTTAACGAATATAAGCGCATGACGGCACAGCAGACACGCAACGAGGAACTGAAAGCACAATCCGGAGAGCTTACACGTAAAATTGAGCTTGCCCGAGAATTGCCAAGTGAAATACTCAAAGTAGCCACATTGCCTGTTGAGGGATTAACTGTAAAAGACGGTATGCCACTTGTTAAAGGTCGCCCTATATCTAATCTTTCAGACGGGGAAGCTTTGGATTTGTGTATAGATATAACTATCAGTAAATCTAGCACACTTCAAATGATTTTGATTAATGGGGCTGAATGTTTAGATACTAAGAGCCGTGAAGAATTGTACGCAAAGTGTAAAGCTAAGGGACTTCAATTTATCGCTGCAAGAACTACAGATGATGATGAACTTACGGTGGCGGAATTATGAGTAAAACACCTAAAACCGTAGAAGAACTGGAAGAAGAACTCTGCAACTATTGTCCGATACCCGAAGAAGGAAGAGGCATAAATAATTATGGCAACGGTCCTGTAATGTGTGAAGGCAGCCATTGCAATGATGCCTATGAACGATATCTTGAAGAATTTGAGGAGGACGAAGATGAGTAAAACACACTGGAAGAAACTAACCAATCCTGATTATATCGGTGCCTATGCGCTGGATCCCGGGCAGGAACCTGTCTACACAATTAAATCGGTAGTACGGGAAATTGTGACCGGTCCTGACGGCAAAAAAGAGGAATGTACTGTCATACATTTTGCCGAGAACGTCAAGCCAATGATACTCAATTCAACAAATTCTAAGACCATTACAAAATTATATAAAACGCCATACATAGAGGAGTGGGCCGGCAGGAAAATACAGATCTATGCTACAGAGGTCAAGGCGTTCGGAGAGGTTGTTGACGCGCTCCGAATTAAACCAACTATCCCTCAGCAGACCATAACTGTTACAAAATGTACGGACTGTGACAAGGAAATTCAGGCGGCGGGGAAGATGAACGCTCAGCAGGTGGCACAGTACACCTACAGCCGCTACGGCAAGGCTTTGTGCTCTGACTGTGCTACAAAAGCCAAGATTGCCGAGGATGCGCTGAAAATAGCGGATCCGCTCGCTGCACTGGCGGCAGAACCGATGCCGGAAGAAGAATCGGAACCGACGAAGGGAGATGAGCCGGTTGACCTCGATAACATCTGATTTAAACGAGAGTAATTATTTCTCACAGGACAATCAACTCGCCTATATGGGCAGCTCACAATTCAAAGCCTTTCAAGCCTGCCCCGCCGCGGCTATGGCGGAACTGCGCGGCGAATACAGACAGGAGCAAACAACTGCCTTGCTTGTGGGTAGCTACGTTGATAATTATTTCAGCGGCACACTCGACCTATTCAAAGCAAAGAATCCAGAAATATTCCTCAAAAATGGCGGGTTAAAATCCGAATACATACAGGCTGAAAATATCATACGCCGTATCGAGCGTGACAATATGTTTATGGTGTATCTGGCAGGGCAGCCCCAGGTGATTATGACTGGCGAGATTATGGGCGTACCTGTAAAGATTAAAATTGATTCATACCATCCGGGTAAGTGCATAGTCGATTTGAAAATAATGAAAGACTTTGCACCGATTTGGGTGGATGGGCAGGGGAAATTGCCTTTTGTGGAGGCTTGGCGGTATGATTTACAAATGGCAATTTATCAAGAAATCGTCAGGCAAAACACAGGGCTGACCTTACCGGTATTTATATGCGGGGCAACAAAGCAAAAAGTAACCAGATTAAAAATTTTAAGCATACCAAATGACACGCTCGCTGCTGCCCTGTGTGAAGTGGGTGCGAATATTGAGAGGTACAACGATATTAAAAAAGGTTTGATTGAGCCAGAACGGTGCGGAATTTGTGATTACTGTGCGGAAACCGAAGTACTAACCGAGATTGTAGATTATAGGGAAATAGGTTAATTGAAAGCACGGGCGAGTATTATATGCCCATTGCTATATAAGCGAATACATCGGAGCAGGCCGGGTGAATAGATTGCCTGCTTCGGCCCGAAAGGGCAGAAGAAAGAAAGAAGGACTGAAAGCATGAATTTATTAACAGAATTGCAAGATTCCGAAGAAAAACTTAATAAATTACTTGAAGAAGAAAATTGGACGATGAGTTCACAAAAGCAACAATACCCTATCACATTTACATTCCGCAAAGGTCAAATGTCATGGGATACTAAAAATTCAGAAGCACCGGAGATTAAGTTTATTTTTAAGGCTGATGTTGAATTTGTCCTTTCAATTCCAGACGACGAGCGAATTGATGAGAAGTTTTTCAACAAGCTTAAAACTTTAAGCAAAGAGGTTTTTCGGCTTTATATTCTTTATTGGTTCAGTATGAAAGACTCGCGATTCAATTGTGCATTTAAATCGATGTGGGACGCCTGCGATGGCAAGGTTCAAGTTGGGATATTGCAAAAATATTATGAGCCTTAATTCTAACGTCGCCGCCCAAATCAAATCCCGCCTATCAATTCAGGAGGTATGCGAGCGTTACGGCGTTCATTTTGACAGTCGTAGTCGTGCGCTCTGTCCCTTCCATTCGGACAATCACCCGTCCGCTTCGGTTAAAAATAATCTATTCCACTGCTATGTGTGTGACTTACATTTAGACGTGTTTGCCTTTACAATGCGAACCTTTGACATTAATTTTTCGCAAGCAATGTTAAGACTAAATGAAGATTTTGGGCTTGGATTATGCGGGCAAAAACCAGACCGGCGAGAGTTAATCCGATGGCAACGAGAACAGGCAGCCAAGACCGCCGCCCTGCAAGCCTACAGGGCAGAGTATGACCGCAAGGTGGAATTGCACCGCTACACATGGAACGCGCTCAGACGGGCAGACAAACCTCGAACGTGGCGGGACGTCTGGAGGCGGGCCGATTGGATGGCTAAGTTGGAATATTTAGATTGGTGGTTTGAGGTAAATAGATGGAGATAGAACAGGGAGATCAATGGAACTTCATGTATGCACGCTCATGGCGCAGTCGACCGACTGGGTGCCGGCAGATATACATCTGAGTTCTATAGAAAGGATTAAAGTTTCGGAATTTCTTTTGCCTCTTCAGTGATGTGTTCCATCTCCATCCAATATACTGTTACGCTAATTAGGTTCTTTAAATCGGTAACATCTTTATCTGTATGTTTTCTTACATAATGGGTTTCATCATTACCGAGCCAAGTGGCTCTTTCGGCGCAAATCTTAACGTTTTCATTCTTAATGTTCTCTCTAATGCACTTTGATAGGTCTTTTTTAAGTATTTGTTCTCTATCTTTTTCCTCTGAAACTTTTAAACATAAGTAGTCCTTTATCAAAAATTCAAGTGACTTACGGTATCCCATCCCAGCAATTTCTTTTAACTTTGCTTGTTCTGCTCTATAAGACTGATTGTAAATATATATAAATGACTCCGAAATATCATTTATATACTGGCTAAATTCTTTATCTGCAAGTTTGTATGGAGATAAATTCGCATGACCTTCTATAAAGCTAGAACCATCTTGTTCTAGCTCGGAGGACTTCAGAAATGCGCTATGACATGCTCTACATTCATACAAAGCATATAAATTATGTGGCATATTTACGTAGCCATATTTAAAAACAGGTTTAATACTTTTTTTACAAATCGGACAAAGTTCAGGCTCGTTATGCTCAAAGCTGTAATCGTCTATAATTCTATCTCCAGTATCATATTCAAAGTCATTAATAACCTTCATTTTATATCCTCCTGCTTAATCAAGCTATATTAGCATTATATGACTTTTTTCTTAAAAGTAAAGCGATTTTACTCATCCCAGAAAGTAAGGTGAAAACTTGGACTACACACAAGACGATTTTTTAAATACGACAGGGCCGTTTGAAGAAATCTATAAGATTCACGACAATTCATTTCAAGAATCTCGGGCGATTGCTGCTATGGAAATAAAAGCGAAGAGCGTCAATGTTATTGGCTTTAAAGGTATGTATCAAAAATATGTGAAATCTTTAAAGTCACTCACTTCACCCGATGCCGAAAACGTTTCTCAATTTTCAGAGCAGCCGATTGAACTTGATACTGGCGAATGGAAATCGGATGAATCAGGTGTTTACAGATATGCCGCAATGGGTGGAATCGAAATAGCCTGCCCGCATCCTATCATGCCGATTGAACGGCTGCGGAATATCGACACCGGGGAGCTTAAGGTTAAACTTGCATTTCGGCGTGGAAACAAAAATAGAAAAGCTTGGACGGAAATATTGACTGACTTCGACACCGTTTCAAACAGTAAAAATATAACATCCCTTTCGCGCATCGGCGTTTCCGTCACATCTGGTAAACGTGCGCAGAATCTTGTTGATTACATAGCAGACGTGTTAGATAAAAATTATGACTTAGTGCCAGAATTTAAAAGCGTTTCTCGAATGGGGTGGAACGAAGAAGGTTTTTCACCCTATGTTGACGGAGTTGTGTTTGATGGCAACCCCGGATTTATGAAGTTATTCGAATCTATCAAACCACATGGAAAATATGAATTGTGGCTAAGTGAAGCTATTGCAGCGAGAAAATATAGTGTAACTGCCCGGATTGTTTTGGCTTCATCGTTTGCATCAGCTCTGATCGGCCCTATTGGCACGCTGCCGTTTTTTGTACATCTGTGGGGAATGGATAGTGCAACTGGTAAAACCGTCTCGCAGATGCTTGCCGCGGCAGTGTGGGCAAATCCAATGGTCGGAGGCGACTATTTCAAAACATTTAAGTCAACCAGTGTCGGGTTTGAAGTGATAGCGGGGTTTTTAAATTCACTACCTGTCATGATTGACGAGCTCCAGCTCGCAAAGGACAACCGTGGGAAACTGATTTTTAATGTTTATGAACTCGCGTCCGGTTCAGGTAAACTCCGGTCGAATAAAACGCTCGGGCTTGCGACAACTTTGAACTGGGCAAATTGCTTCATAACGAGCGGGGAAACGCCGCTAACCGGAGAGAATGACGGAGCAGGAGCTTTAAGCCGAGTTATTGAAATTGAATGTAAAGCCAATGATAAGGTCATTTTTGACGGTCACAAAACTTCTGGTGTAGTCAAAGAAAATTACGGTCACGCAGGTAAAATATTTGTTGAAAAGCTGTCTAAGCCGGGTGTGATGGACGTGGTTAAAGAATTATACGAGAAGTATAATTCTGAATGTATGAAAGACAATGCAGCAGACAAACAGGCCATGGCGGCGGCAATAATTATCTTAGCTGACGACTTGGCGACACGATGGATATTTAAGGATGGAACTCCTTTGACCGTAAAGGACATATCGGAATTTTTAAAATCAAAAGAGGCTGTGTCTGCTTCGGAACGCGGGTATCACTACATGTGTGACTGGGTGGCACAGAACGCAAATAAGTTGCGTGGCACCGCTGATAATAGTGATGTTTATGGTTTGATTGCAGATGCAGACAGCGGTGATAAAGGCTGGGTATACATAATTAGATCCGCCTGGAATAAAGCTTGTGCAGAGTCACAGATATCAGCGATTGCTTTGCTAAGTCATTTGAGGTCAAAGAGATTGGTTCAAGTCCCATCGAGAGGAAAAGGATATACGAAGCCTAAGCGAATAAATGGAATACCGACTGAGTGTGTCGTAATGAAATTAAGGGATTTTAAGGAAGATGAAGAACCAAAAATCATTGAATATGATGATTTTATTGAAATTGACTCTTAGTGTGGGACTAAGTCCTACAAAAGTCCCACACTTAAAACGGCTTAGGTATGCGATATTATGGATGTTGTGGGACTGTGGGACTTGTGGGACTGTTTTATGCACATATAAGAAAGCGGTATACATACACCCACAAGATAACCTATATGTTTTATTTCTCTATAGTACTTTACACACATTTAGTCCCACAGTCCCACAGAGGTTAATTAATGGCTTAGGTATGCTATAAAAAGCGTGGGACTTATAGTCCCACAACGTCCCACAAGTTCCACGAAAGGAAGTATAAAAAATGTTAACTTTAAGACCATATCAGCAGGAATGTATAGATTCAATCCCAGATCAAGGCGCTTATCTTATCCAGATGGCAACAGGTTTAGGCAAGACAGTCACATTTTCACAAATACCACGTCACGGCCGGATGCTTATATTATCGCACCGTGAAGAATTGGTAACACAGCCATTAAAGTATTTTGAGTGCACTAAGGGTATTGAAATGGCCCAGCACCACGCATCGCCTTGGGATGAGGTTGTCAGCGCATCGGTTCAGACCATGACGCACCGTCTTGAACAATTTGCACCAGATGAGTTTGATATTGTTGTATGCGATGAAGCTCATCATAGTGCTGCGAGAAGTTATCGCAGGGTGCTCGGACACTTTCAGCCACGTTTATTGTTAGGCTTCACAGCAACGCCATCCAGGGGTGACAAGGTACGGCTTGATGACATTTATGAGGACATTATATTTCAGAGAGATCTCAAGTGGGGAATACAAAATAATTACCTGTCAGACATATACTGCCGTCGGGTAAATATCGGTTATGACATATCAAAAGTTAAAACAAGTCATGGAGACTTTGCACCGGGTGAACTCGACGAGGCTATGGACGGTACGGCTGATGCAATCGCTGAAGCATATACCAAATTGGCGCAGGGAGCAACGTTAATCTTTGCGGTATCGGTTCATCAAGCCAATGAAATTGCAAAGAGAATCCCGGGTGCTGCGGTTGTAACAGGTGAAACGGATAATCGGGCGCAGATTATAAAAGACTTCACCGATAGAAAAATATCTTGCATTGTAAACGTTATGGTTTTTACAGAGGGCACAGACATCCCCTTGGTCGAAACAATAATAATAGCACGCCCGACACAGTCGGATGGTCTATATACGCAGATGGTTGGTAGAGGGTTAAGATTATCACCCGGTAAGGAAAGGCTTAACCTGATTGATTGTGTGGGCATCAGCGGCAAGGCAAGTCTATGTACGGCGCCGTCTCTGCTGGGGATTAATCTTGACGATGTCCCGGAAAAGAAAAAATCTGAAATAATAGGCCCGTTATTTGATTTGCCAATGAAAGCCGTATCTGCTGCGGATTGCCCTGAAAGTTGGATAAAAAATATTCTAATTATTGACTTATGGGCAAAGGAGCAAAAATATCAGACACATGATGTCAATTGGTTTAAAATGCCTGATTCTTCATTCGTGTGCAGTCTACCTGATAAAAAGCGAATCGTTATACCTGCACAAGACGAGCTCGGTATGACAGAATTAGGCGGTATTAAGATCCCGATGCAAACAGCATTTGATAGAGCATATAAAAAGTTGGTTGAAGATTTTTCAGATGAGCGTGCTCTTTGGGATATGAACGCGGTTAAACGTTGGGGAACTAAGCCGGCCAGTGAAAAGCAAATTGCCATTATTCGCCGCCGGTGTAAAGGATTTGAAACTACTGATCTGAACATGATGCAAGCTAGTATGATTTTGAACAGGGTGATGGGAGGGAAAAAGGCGGGATGAAACAAAAAATATATATTGAATCTGTTACAGATCGTGACGCTGTTATTCTCGCCCTTAACCATAACGGTTATATTACCCGAATAGGTCGGGATAATCGAGAAGGCAAATATAAGCGGTGGGTTGAGTTTTGGGAGGAAGAGCAATGACAGAGACGCAACATCAAGCCACCGTAATAAAATGGTCGCTTTCAGTCAGAGGCAAATATCCAGAACTAAAACTTCTCTTTCATATCGCAAATGAACGTAAATGTTCTGTTATTGAAGGTGCCAATCTAAAGCGTGCCGGAGTTAAGCCAGGCGTACCTGATTTGTGCCTGCCGGTTGCACGGGGAAAATATCACGGCTTGTATGTTGAGATGAAAACTGAGACCGGTGTAGAATCTACTGATCAGATATGGTGGCGAGAGGAATTAACTGCACAGGGTTACTTTTCGGAAGTTTGCCACGGCTATTTACCGGCTATTAAAGTTTTAGAATGGTATCTCGGATTGAAGGTGGCATCGTGACCGTATCTGAAATAGAAACCCAAGCCAATCAAAACAACGAGCTACCGCCAGACCTAACGCAGCCAGAAGAATTGTTATTTTTGTCGCTTCGGGTATTATACCGTGACTATAAATCCGGAACAATCCTAAAAGACCAAGCGCATCGGGAAAAACTGAATATATTAAAAGCGTATGAGAGCAATAAAATCTGGTGCGAAATATATCAGAACACTGCTGAAATGCGAAATAGATTGTCTAGATATTTCAGTGAGATTGAAAAAGGCGGATGTGATAAATGTCGGCTGGCTATAAAAATATTTGATGGGAGAATGAAATGATGAGACTAATTGATGCAGATGCGCTTATAAGCAGCCATCCAACCATATGCAGCAGGGATATGAAGTTTAATCTTGACCTTGCTCCCACCATTGACGCCGTGGAGGTTGTAAGGTGCAAAGATTGCAAAGGATATTTACCGGCAATATGTACTTGCAAAACAAAACAAATCACCATGGGTGAGAATGCATTTTGCAGTTTCGGCGAGCATGTTTGAGTATCGCCAGGGATACTTTAAGGCTCTACTGGATTTAAAAAATTACACAGATAGTAATAGCATAGATTTAAAACGGATGAAATTTAAAAAGTTTGATTTTATAGTATCCCTGATTAAAAAATTATTAACAAACGGTGCTGAAATGGATTTATTTATAAAATACGGCGGAGAAGTCGAAACGGTTTATAATCCCGAAACCAAGCAGGTTATTAGAATTAAAGACAAATTTAATAAAGAAAGTGAGGGCATAAATGAGCAATGACATAATATTCACATCAACCCCGGACTGCTCAAAATGTAAAGGCAAATTAGTAACAGAGCACATTCCAGCTCATTGTATACCGTGCATTTTGCTTAAAGACTATCTTATAAGCTTGCAGCCTAAAAAACCCACACAGAGCAAGCCAGAGCCTACCAAACGTGAGCAAATCTATAAAATGATGAGGGATGGCAAGACTGACCGTCAAATCGAAACTTTAGTTGGATTAAAATATCATTGTGCAAATTATTACCGCGTTAAATTTAATAAGGAGGCGAGAGGATGTTAGTTTTAGCCTGGATCGGGTTCGTATATATGACTTTAAGCTTTATTTTGATGCTGAAACAATTAATCATGAGCGATAAAGTTAATGCCAGAATTATAAGTTTTGTCAGTTGTCTTATAGGTGCTCCAATTGTTTTATTTTTTATACTTTACTTGTTTTTGGGGGTGAGATAGTGAAAAAGACATATTGTTTCGCATACACAAAAGATAAAAAATTTACAAATAACTGCACGGCGACAATTTACACGGATTGCGACAAATGCCCGTTTTTTAAGACTTTAAAGCAGATTTATAAGGAGGCCATCAACAGCAAGGAGGGGGAGAAATGATGATTGATTTAAAAAGGGCAATTGACATTGTTGGAAATATGCTTGTATCTCATAAAGACTTGACGAGTGATGAATCAGCAGCACTACAATGGTCGCTCAGAACGATGCAGGAGAGATTAACAGGGAGGCTAATGAAAAATGTTAGCAATTAAAATAATCTGCGGCGCACTGTGTATTATATTTGCGATTTTTGCAATACATGACGCTGATAAAACCCGAATTGTAGTATACAGTGCAAATTCATTACTTTTTGCATTTTTATTTATTACAGCAACAATGACGAATATGTGAGGTGAATGCGGATGCCAAATAAACGCGACATAAAATTAGACGATTATGAAATTAGCAAATGGGCATATAGAGAGCTTTATAATTGGTGCCTACAATATCCCGAGAAAAAACAGCGTCTTTCCGAACTTCGCAATTCGTTAAAATCTACACTAATTTCAGACATGCCGCACAGCTCAACCACAGGCGACACCACAGCGAGCGCAGCGGTTAGGGCGGCTAAATTATCCGCCGACACGGAGCTGATAGAGCAGACGGCTACAAGGGTACTACCAGACGCATATCAAGAATTAATCAAGGCTGTTACAGATGGTACATACAGATTTAAACCATATGGGCGTATTGGTTGGGCAGACTTTTTTAATGCGAGAAGAAACTTTTTTTATTTATTAAACAAAACGCTTGACAAAGGACGTGATTTGACTTATATTTAGTATGTTGATAAGTATATCCAAGACTATATAACTTATAAAAAAGCACTTAATTATATTAGTTGAGTGCTTTTTTCAATGCCTCTTTGTTGACTTACGTGATATTTGGCAGTATTATTAAAGGAAAAGGGTGGTTTTATTATGCTACAAATCAAAATGATAAACGGAGATAGTTTTGATGGAAATATTGTAAGTAAATTAAGCCAAAATTTCGGGAGCATTCCAGTTCCGCCATCAGATTTTCTAATTATTCAAAATCAAACAGGCCATCAATGGTTAATAAATACAAAGCAAATAGTTTCAATTTATTGCTTAAATCAACAATAAAATTTTATTTGATTAAATAGCGTCTACCTTCGGGCGGGCGCTATTTTTATATCCATTATGAGGTGACATATATGCAGTGTAAACAATGCCCATTTAATAACGTCAAGATGTGCGGTGTTAATTTCTGTGTCTTGCCTCACTGCCTGTATAAGCCAAAGGAGCCAGTGCTATGTAAGGCCACTCCAAGACATAAAGGTATGATGGATTATCACTCGCCACGATGGAAGCGTAAGAGAGCTCACATATTAAAAAAACATAAGTATATGTGCCAGGAGAGTAAGAGATACGGCAAGAGGATAGATGCCGATACTGTTCATCACGCATGGCCAGTTGATGATTACCCTGAGTATGCATGGTGCGACTGGAACCTTATATCATTGAGTAATACTATGCACAATAGAATGCACGATAGATGCACAAATAAACTGACTGCATTAGGCGAGGAATTAAGAAAGAGAACTAAGATACCAGAATGAGAGGACGATTGACAATGGTTGACAAGAAAACATGGAAAGAGTTTAGGGAGTCAGGAATACTTTGGTGGATTAACATGATACTCCATATATTTGGTTGGGCTATTGTTGTAAACGTTGAGGACAGTGGTGAGGTAACTGAAGCTTATCCTGCTAGAGTTAAGTTCAGAGGGTTCGATGAGAAGAATAATACTGTAGGATATATCAAAGTATCTGAGTACTTAAAGAAAAATATAGTTGAGATTGAAAAGGAATCAAAAGAGTAACCCCCCCACTTGCTAAGTGATTTTTTATACTTTTGGGAACCGAGATAGGGAAGTCTTTCCAACTCTACTACATTTCAGAATATTTTTTTAGGGGGGTGAAACAGTGGCTATTAATAAAAAACAAGTAATTCAAAATATGAAAAAATTGGGAGTTTATAAACCTGAATTTGACGTAATGATTGAAATATATGTCGGGCTTGTTAAGCAATATAATGAGCTTAATAGACAGTTTAAAGAATCTAATTATGAGGTAGAAGAGAAAACTGGATATTCGGATAATGCTAAAAGGTCGCCAATTGTTTCATCACTTGAAAATTTACGAAAAGATGTTTTAAAATATGCTAACGAGCTTGGTCTCACTCCTGCTGGACTTAAGAAAATAAATGAAAAAGGTCTTGGAGACAAGAAACTTAGTCCGCTTGCAGAGGCGTTGAGACATCTTGGATAAATATAAAAACTATGACGGTGTAATGGAGTATGTGGACAGTATAGTCAGCGGAAGGAAGATAGCAAACAAAGACCGGATACTTGGCTGTAAAAGATTTCTAAAAGATTTAGAAAATCCTGATTATGACTTTAACCCTAAAAATGCAGAGTTTGTAATACAGATAATTGAAACTACATTTTGTCATCAGCAAGGCGAAAGATTAGACGGCACTCCACTTCGGGGTACGCCTTTTTTATTGGAACCGTTTCACAAGTTTATTGTTTATAACCTATTAGGGTTTTACAATAAGGGCACTGGGATTGTAAGATTTCATGAAGCCTTTATTTACATCCCGAGGAAAAATATAAAAACCTCATTTGCAGCAGCGTTGGCTTGGGGGCTTGGAATATTATATCGAAAGAGTGGAAGTAAGATATATGTTGTTGCCGCAGCTTTGAAACAATCGCTTGAAAGCTTTGACTTTATAAAATATAACATTGTTAATATGGGAGAAAATGAAAACTTCCGTATTATTGACAACAACAACGAACATTCCATTTCCGCAGATTTAGGGGATGGCATGTTTTTCGTTCAGGCATTAGCAGCAAACCCTGATACACAGGATTCGCTTAACTGTAATATTGCGATAGCAGACGAAATCCATGCTTTCAAAAAACCGAAGCAATATAATTTATTTAAAGAGGCTATGAAAGCATATACAAATAAATTAATGATTGGCATTACCACAGCCGGCGATAACATGAATTCGTTTTGCTATAAGAAATTACAATATTGCAAAAAGGTGCTCAATGGTACGGTCAAAGATGAACAGTATTTTATTTTTATAAGCCAAGCTGACCCTGATGCAGCTGGAAATATTGATTATACAAATCCTATTGTTCATGAAGAAGCAAACCCTGCTTACGGCGTTTCAATAAGACCGGGCGATATTTTAAATGACAGTCTACAAGCCATGAATGATCCGCAACAGCGCAAAGACTTTTTTGCTAAGTCGCTAAATATTTATACAGCTGCAATGAAAGCATATTTTGATATTGACGAGTTTCAAAAAAGCGACATTCAATATAACTGGACAATCGAAGAACTCGCGAAGATGCCTATTAAATGGTATGGTGGTTCTGATTTATCGAAACTACATGATTTAACCGCAGGGTGTTTGGTTGGATTATTTGACGATGTATTAATAATCATACCTCACGCGTGGTTCCCGATTGTCATGGCAGCTAAAAAAGCAGACGAGGATAATATTCCGTTATTCGGTTGGAAAGACGATGGCTGGCTTGACATGTCAAACAGTCCAACAGTAAACCATGCGGAAATAGTACAGTGGTATATTGATAAGAAGAAACAAGGCTTCAAGATAAAACAAGTCGGACATGACAGGAAGTTTTGCAGAGAATATTTTCTGTTAATGAAAAAGCACGGTTTTAATATTATCGACCAGCCTCAGTATTTTTATAAAAAGTCTGAAGGATTTAGATATATCGAAAAGAAGGCGAAGGATGGTAAATTATATTATTTACATGCCGAGCCATTCGAGTACTGTGTTCAAAATGTGCTGGCGATAGAAAAAACGGATTCGATGATTCAATACGAAAAGGTCGAAGAAACGCAAAGAATAGACATCTTTGACGCCTCAGTTTTCGCAGTCGTTAGAATGTTGGAAGATTTAGAGGGCAATGGCAAGCTAAAGAATTGGTTTTAAAGCACTCATAACAGGGTGCTTTTATTATATTAGAGGTGGTGATTAGAATAAAAAACCCATTTAGGAAACAAAAGACACGA